GTATCTGGTCGCCAATGTTCGCACCGCCCGCATCGGCACGCAAAACTATCTTGGCGTGGAACTGGACCGGCCCGACCTGGACAAGGTGACAGTTTACAGGGATGAATCCGAAGTGTTCCGCAAGGCCAGCCTGCAAACCTTCGGCCTGTTGCCGGTCACTGATGACCACCCCGCCGATTTGGTCACGGCTGACACGGCGCGTATGGTGTCGGTCGGCACCACGAATGAGGAAGTGCTGCGCGACGGCGAGTATTTGCGCATCGGGATCAAGCTGACCGATGCCGCCACAATCCGCAAGGTGCAGGACGGCAAGCGCGAATTGTCGGTCGGCTACACGTCGGAATTGGTCTGGGGCGACGGGATCGCGCCGGACGGAACCGCGTATCAAGCGCGGCAAACGAACATTGTAGGAAACCACATTGCTATAGTCTCCGCCGGTAGGGCGGGACCAATGGCAAGAATCGGTGACAGTCAACCAAGCACTGTAGCGCGGTGGGGCGCATCCCCCATCACAGACGAAAAGGACGCAATCATGGCAGACGCCATTCAGACGCGGACAGTCCAGATTGACGGGCTTTCCGTCGTGACGACCGACGCGGGCGCGCAGGCGCTTGAAAAGCTGATGAAGGACATGACAGCCGCCGAAAAGAATGCTGCTGAGGAAATGGCGGCCAAAGACGGCGAACTGGCAGCCAAGGACGCCAAGATTGCTGAAATTTCCAAGTCGATCCTGTCCGATGCGGATCTTGACGCCAAGGTCGCGGCCCGGGCTGATCTGATCGGCAAGGCCAAGGCAATCGCCAAGGACCTGGCAACGACGGGCCTGTCTGACGCTGCCATCCGTAAAGCCGCCGTATTGGCTGTTCTGGGTGACGCGGCTATTGCTGGCAAATCCGACGCCTATGTCGATGCGCGCTTTGACATTCTGTCAGAGGATGCTGCCAAAGGTGACCCTGTGGCCGACGCGCTGAAAACTGGCGTGACGGTTGCGACCGACGCGCGTGCCGAATACGTCAAGGGCCTCGGCACGGCCTATCTTCAATCCGTTGGCAAAGGAGCATAAATCATGCCTATTCAAGACGCATTCGGGGCCGCTGTTGCTGCAATGCCCCTTGGCCTTCCCGGTATGATTGCCGAGGGTCAGCAAGTCAAAGACGTGGTGTCCAAGCGGGTTACTACTGCCGCAGTTGCGTTTGGCCGCGTGGTCGGTCGTGACGGTGTTATTGACGGAGCGGTCAAACTTGGCGGCACCGGCTTTGAAGGCATTGCCATTATCGACAAGACCCGCGTTGGCGATGAATATATCGTCGGCGAAATGGCCGGTATTCTGCGCAAGGGCACTGTCTGGGTCACGGCATCGACTGCCGTTGATCCTGGCGACGCCGTGACGTTTACCGCCGCGACCGGCGTGATCGGTGATGGCCTTGCCACCACGATTGCCGGGGCAAAATTTGAAACTTCGGGCGGGATCGGTGATCTTGTTCGCGTCTATCTGCCGTAAGGAGCAAATATAATGAACACGCAGATCATGGACGCGCCCGCAGCTTTGGGTTTCGTCATTTCGCAGCGCAGCCACATCGAAGCCGAGGTGATGCGCAAACCATACCCGACGATCCTTTACCCTCGATTGATGCAGGTGGACACGTCGGCAAATCAATTTGCGGCATCCGTCACGTTCTTCACGCAAGATTCGGTCGGGCGCGCAAAGTTTATCAACGGCAAAGGGGAAGACATCCCGCGCGTTGATGTAACGACTGGCAAGTTTGAGCAGACCGTCAATATGGCGGGCGTCATGTATTCCTATTCGATTGAGGAAATCGGCGCGGCGGCACAACTGGGCATGAACCTGCCCACTGAGTCGGCAAATGCGGCGCGGATGGCGTATGAGATGCTGGTCAACAGCACTGCGCTGATCGGCAACGCGGATATGGGTATTGAAGGGTTCTTCAACACCACGGGCATCACGTCGGCTGCGTCTGCGGCAACCTTTGCACTGTCCACCCCTGCGGCGATCCTGTCATTCATCAACGGCCTGTTGAGCGGCATCCAGTCGGCCAGTCTTGGCACGCAGGTTGCTGACACTATCGTGTTGCCAATCGCTCAATTCGGTGATCTGGCCACGCGCCAGCTTGCACCGGAAAGCGACACCACCATTCTGGACTTCATCCGGCGCGCCAACGTCTACACCGCTCAAACCGGCCTGCCGTTGAACATCTTTTCTGACTACAACCTGACCAACAAGATGGTGGTTTACCGCAACGATCCGAGCGTGGTGAAACTGCACATGCCTATGCCGCTGATGTTCCTTGCCCCTCAACAGGCAGGACTTGAAGTGCGGACCTACGGCGCGTTCCGGTTCGCGCCGGTCAGCATCCGCACTCCGGCGGCTGTGCGGTACGGCACGGGCCTGTAGACATGGCACAGCACACCAGCACATATCCTGGCACGCTGGTTCTGCCGGACGGCACTGAGGTCAAACTCGGCGGCGACGCTTCAATCTCTGCCGATCTGGCAAAGAATGAGGGTGTTGCCGGGTGGATCAGCAGCGGGTGGCTTGTGCCGGTTGCACAGCCCGTCATGCCAACCGGCAAGAAATAATCAACGGGCGGGCTGTAATGGCCCACCCCTTCATTGGAGCGTCACATGATCGGCAACGTTGCGGCACTCATCACATACGCGGGCGCGCGCGGAACGGTAATCGCTGACACCGCCGCGACCTTGCAGGCGCTTGTCAGGGCGTCAGATTATATCCAATTCACATATCTGGACGGATCGACATGCACCGTTGACAGCGCGAATGTCGTGGAAGCCACATATGAGGCGGCCATCGCCGAGGTAGCGACACCTTTTATCTGGACCAAGACATTCACGCCTGCCGAGCAAAAAGTTCTGACCAAGGTGGGTGACATTCAATGGACCGCGACGGGCGATGCCAGCAAGGGCGGCGCGTCCATCCCAAGATCCACCAAGATTGAAACCATGTTGCGCCAGTGCATCGGCGGAGGGCTTTACGGCTACTCGACCGGCCCGAGGCTGGTATGAGCGGGGCCGCCATTGCCGCAGAAGTCGCGCTGGCCTATGCTGAGGCGGGGCGTGATGCGGGAGATGGGCTTGGGGCGGCCTATGTGACCATAACCCGGCCAGGGCAGCCCACAGGTCCGGAATGGAACCCTACGCCGGGCGCGCCAGTGGTTCACACATTCACGGCCAAGCCATCCGCCAAGGCATACACGCAGCGGACTGGCTTGGCACTAGGTGAAAAAGAGCAAGTCTATTCGCTGGTAAATCATGGTGTCACGATTACCCCTAGCACGTCCGACGTGATGACGATCAACGGCGTGAATTGGCCCGTGCAAGAAGTTATCCCGATGGACTCAGCCGGATTTGTTATTTCTTGGATGGTGAAGGTGAGCAAATGACCGTTGTTCCGGCACGCGTTGATCTGAAAATCTACCAAGGCTCTGACTTTTCGGAGGTCGTGACATTCCTGCAAACTGCGGGCGGAACGCCTGTTGATCTGACAGGCCTGACCGGGCGTATGCAAATTCGCCAGACTCTGGCATCCTCTGACGTTATTATGGACCTGACCACTGCCAACGGGCGGCTTGCATTTGACGGCGCGACCGGCGTCGTGACGATGACGCTGACCGCAGCGGAAACCGAAACGATCCTGACAGATGGCGTCTATGATCTGGAATTTGTGACCAGCGCAACCAGTGCCGCCCGGTGGCTTGAGGGGCTTGTCATTTTGAGCAAAGAGGTTACGCGATGACTGTTGTTGTAGTTCAGCAGACCGCGCCCCCCGTTGTTGTCACCGTTGGCATTCAGGGGCCGCCCGGCACATCTACGCTCACAATCGACCCTCAGGCGGGCAATCTCTTAACCACAAGCGCGGCGGGGCTGTTTGTCAACGGCGCGTTAGACCTTGGAACGTTCAACTAAAACATAAAGGAATACCCCAATGCCTTCAGTACAGCAGAAACGCGGCCTCTTTGCTAACCTACCTTCGTCGTCCCTCTTGCCCGGTCAGGTTTTCTTTACGACCGACCGACAAACGGCGCACTTTCCAACAGACGCCACGACAATGGTTCCTGTCGTGCCAGCCATTGACGCCCTTGATGCGCTTGCTTCTGTTGACGGGGCGGCCGACTTTCTCATCATTCACGACGCTAGTGCCGCTGGTGTAAAAGAAAAGCGGATCACGTTTAACTCGTTTAAAACTGCGCTCAGCATCCCCGCGGGATCGTCTGACGAGAAAGTGTCTGTTGTTGACGGTGGAACCGCGGGCTTTATTTTTGGCACGGACGGCACTGACGGCATCCTGCGCATGAACACATCAATGGCTATGACCAAAGATGCTGGCAACGCTTTTGTCACATTGGCCGTTGAAACGGTAGACTGCGGAACATTCTAAATGCCAGACGTCCAACACAAACGAGGGTCACGCGCTGACCTGAACACACTGGCCGCAGCCAATGGTTTGCTGTTGGGTCAGATTTATGTAATCACCGACGAGGATCGGCTTGCTGTTGCGACTGGTGTTGGCAGCTATCAAGCGGCTGAGAAAGAAGGCGGGGGCGGTGGAGGCACTGCCCTTGAACTATACGCAGAAAACCCAAGCAGCCCAACTGCACCTAGTGCTACGGGTGCAAATGCTGTGGCGATTGGTAGTGGCTCCACATCATCGCACGAAACAACCTTCAGCGTTATGGGTGCCACTGCAAGCGGTCAGTATAGCATGGCATTTAATAAGTACGCTGTTTCAAGTGGTTTTAAAAGCATTGCTCTTGGTTGGCTTACTGACGCAACAAATACGTCCAGTGTAGCTATTGGAACGGGAACCCAGAGCAGTGGTTTGCATTCCGTCGCTTTAGGGCAAGCCTACGCTTCTGGCACGGACTCGTTCGCAGCAGCTATTTCGACCAGCGCCTCAACCTATGGGGCTACTGGGGCTAATTCTATTGCGATGGGCAGGAATGCTAAGGCAAGTGCATCAGCTTCAATTTGTCTTTCTGGAATTAACAACATTGCATCAGGAACCTACAGTTTCGTTGCGGGCGGCGGATACAACACCTCGTCAGGTACATACGCGTTTTCCTCTGGTCAAAGCAGTATAGCGGCGGGGGCCTACTCTACAGTTATTGGCAGGGGGAGCAAAACCACAGCAAATGCGACTTATGCTGTAGCTTCGGGATACCAGTCTTTCGCTTCTATCGTTGGGCAAAAAGTGCATTCGGCGGGTAGGTTCTCATCGGACGGTGACGCTCAAACCGGAACTTTCGTCCTTCGTTCCGACACTACAGACGCAACACCTGAAGCCCTGACGACTGACAATTCTGCTGCGGGGACGACAGACCAAATCATCCTCCCCAACAACTCAGCCTTCGCTTTTCACGGCACCATCGTCGCTCGCCAGCAAGCATCTGGCGGAACAGCTTGTGCGGCTTGGAAAGTCGAAGGTTTGATCCGCAGAGAAGGTTCGGCTGGGGCCACAGTGCTAGTCAACAGCGCAACAACCATCCTCGACAACACACCTGCATGGGGCATGGCCTTATCAGCAGACACAACAAACGGTGGCCTCAAGATCGAGGTGACTGGCGCAGCGTCAACAAACATTCGTTGGGTCGCAACAATTAACACATCCGAGGTAACGTACTAATGGCAATCCAGATTGATCTTTCGACATCGCAGTATGGCACACCATTCTCAGGTGCATACTTCCGCATTGCTACAGCAGCAATCAGTCGCCAGCGTGCAAGTGACGGGCCAAAGTTCAGCGTGATGATTGACGTTGCGGGCTATGCCACTGACACACCTGACGACGATACGCGTGAAG